GCGAAATAACATCACGACCAGTATTTTTATCTTTAACTGAGATAATAAACTTTTGCATAATTGTAATAAATTTTAAAATGTTAATAATAGTTGTAACTTCCACAGGAGCAAAGGTATGAGTTTTTTTTGTATCTCCAAATATTTTTTTTAGAAATTTGTGGGGAGAGGACCATTTGTGATGGAGTGTGAGTTGTGCGTTTATGGACAAGGGAATGGAGAATCCGAGAGGATAACTCGGATTTGCTTCGCACACAACTAGGGGCTTCGCTTAATTAACATGTCCTAGATCCATTACTAATAGATCCAGGGGAAATAAGTGGATGTATACAAGGGTGTATAGGCACGGCAGGTCAGATAGAACCTGCCTTTACGCACTCCGTGCTAAAATACCAGAGCGGAACGCTCTTATAAGGAAGTCGCTCCGCTCCGTTTTTCGACCAGGCCCTACGCGGGCGGCGGGTGTATATCGCTCAAGTGCCGCGATGGGCTTCTAGTCCTAAAGTATGTTATCTCCTACTGCTAAAGCCTAGGCGGATACCAGCTCCAATTACATTACCGGAACCGGAAGCAATAGAACCAAGACCGCGTGATACAGACTCCCAATAATGAGTACGGCCTTGTTTACGAGACAGTTCAGCACCATATTCGGCGGCTTTTTGCTGAGCCATAGAGGTTTTATACTCCGTATGCTTACGGAGCTTGACATTCTTATAATCATACATACTATCACGATACTGTAATTCATGGGAAGCATTAGCAGCCTTAATTAGAGAACCGGCAGTTTCAGAAGCTACACGATTATCAATTTTCTTGCCGGAAGCTTCAACAGAAACAAGAATAGCACGCTGGATTTCAGTCTGAATCTGCTTCTCCGTAAGAGCACCTTGAGCTTGAAGATTGATTAGCGTTTGCGCCTTAATGAACAAATCAGCCTGTTGATTCTGATCCATATATCTATTTATAACACGCTGGGCGTCAGAATTAAGCAAGATTTGTGTCTCCTGCGCAGCCGATATACGTTCAGCGAACTGTGCATTCTTCAGATTTTGAGCTTCAGTAGACTGATCTAGGGCGGCAGATATACGACCCGTTTCCTTATTCCAGTAACCGGAAGAACCAATAGCCAAATTCTTCCAATCAGTAAGACCTCTATAATAGTCCGACAAAAGAGGGGTTATCGTATCAGTCTGACGAGCACGAGAGCCTGATTCGCCAGCTGCAGCATCAGAAGCCTTAGCTTGAGCAAGAGAAGCAAGAGATTGAAACACACCGGAAAAATTAGGTTTATAAGCTTGCATGCTAGGAACAGGGGCAGCGGTAGCAGCAGCTCCGCTAGATGCAGGAGACTTAGAACCAGCCATAGCAGCAGAACCTTGAACAAATGGATTCAAGCCACGAGAAATCATAGCGCTAGGAGAATTATAAGCATTATTCATGCCCCACATTTGTTGCTGCCAATCACGTTGAATTTGAGCCTGTTCAGCATTAAATGCGTTTTGTTCACGCATCATACGAAGGTTAACCTTATTCTGATGATTCTGATTAACCATACCGACAATATTGTCGGTAAGGCTAGCAGCTGAAGAAGCTATAGCGTCAAATAAACCCATTACTCAGGAGAGGCAGATGCGGAATCCGTAGACGGCGCTGCCTTAGTCTCTGCCAACATAGCCTCGGCATAAGCCGACAACTCAGATTTCTCACTAGCTAATTGTTGAAGAACAGCCTGTCGTTCCGACATAGTCTGACAATGACGAGAGATGACGCAATTGAACCGTTCTTCGTCTGTCATACCATCCATAACAGTAGACTGGGTAGGATGCATCTGAGACAAGATATTCTGAACATTCATATCACCAAGTAAACGACGATACTTCTCCTGATTAAGAAGAATCTGCGTCATATCATTTTGAATCAAATCACCATCGGGAGATTCATCGTACATAACTGTATCATATACAGACTGTTGATAACAGGGATGATCTTCAATCAATTCCGGAACAACCTCATCTTTAATATAATCCGGATTTTTATAAGCAAAATTTCTCATAACAATACAAATTAATAAGGTAAACCATTTCTATCCAAGTTCTGAACAGCATACACCTGGAAGTTAACATTACACAATAACTGGTCAAATGCAACCGAACAGTTAGTAGCATCAATCTGTGGGACGAATATAGAGTTCAGCTGTTGAGGACGAACCTTCATAGACCGATAAGACCAAGAACCGGAGGAAGTCAATACCTGCCAACCGTCAAGAGGAGCAGCCCAAGACTGATAAGCAGCACCAGCACGGAATCCGGCGTGAACAGTATCAATATTAGACTTCCATTGCCAATAACGAAGATTGTAACCTAGAGAACCGGAAACTTTACGACCTGGATTATTCTGAAGATTCAGAGCGGGGACGGCCTGCATACCAAGCTGGTCAAATGCAGGCTGCGGAAAGTCGGATATAGCGGTCACGGTCAACTGGGGAGACTGGCCCGTCAGATTCCAGTCCAACATAGGCACAGCATGATATACACACATAATTACCTGGTGCTCAGCACCACAGTCATAAGTAAGAGTATAGCCTGAATTACTAGAAACACCTTTACCGGCAATAGAAGCCTGAGAAGAATCAGCATCAAGATTAGTATTAACTACCTCATTGATGTTGATAACACTGGACCAACCACCAATATAATGTGCATGATTGCCCATGTACTCGGGGGCTTTAACACCGAATTGAGCAGCCATTTGGTCTGAATAATCCTTACTACTAAACTGAATTACTTCTTTCCAACGCTGGAGGTATTCGGTTGCACGAATTGAAAGGGCGGAGAGATCAGAATTAAGACGCAAAGAGCGAGAAGAACCCGAAGTGTTAGAAGAATCTGTAACAATAGAAGTGGAATTAACAGGATTTGATACTCCGGAAGTAGACGGAGTGGAATTGTATGCTAAAATCAAATTAGACGGAATAGAGGAAGAATAAGTTTGAGGCAGAACAGCTACAGAACCATACTGAGAAGAGGGAAGCATACCCATAAAGTAGTCTTTCGGATAATTCGCATAGCGAAGCTGAACCATATCCGTAACCAATGAAATATTACCAGTACCGGACCAATAGTCTACATTATAAGCATAAGCCTTATGCTTTTCCCATTGAGAATTACTAAAGAAATCATAGTAAATCTTCTGATAAGCAAGAAATGGAAGAGCATTGACTGTCTGTGAAGCCTGATAAACCAACGGGTTGTCAGCGTCACCAAGAACATCAACACCTAGATACTTTTGAGTAATAGCAGCCTTACCTGTATTATTACTAGCAATCATAGAACCATAACCAAGCAGATCAAGTAACTTGCAAGAACCATAGACAATAGGAAGTCCAGCATCGTCACGAGTACTAGTTTGGTCACCAGCATTAGACGTCTGAAGAAACAGGTTAAGCATGTTCTGAGAAACATTAGGTACAGAAGTAAGGGCAGATGTATTCGTAGTAGAACTAGATGCACTAGTCATATAATCCGTCATCTGAGTAAACGCCTGCGGAAGCGCACGGGAAATCAGACGTAACGGCACAGCGTAAAAGTCATAGTATTCCTTAATACGAGTATAAGCAGCCGTGTTAACCGGAACAGTACGGGTAAACCAATCCGAAGAAATACGATACTTATTACCAGGAATAGCAATCTGCCAATAACAGGGGAGAATTTCACCGACTTTAGCGGTAAACAACTTTTTCGAACTTAAGTCGAAAGACGAGCGATGGGTAGAAATTTTCGCTCTGTCCAAGGGATTAAAATCACTCATAATTAATTAAAATTAAAATTAAACCATACGATTGAATATATTATTAGCATCGTTAAGAGACTTATGTTTAATCATATCACGACAGAATGTCGAACTACGATACCGGAGCTGCTCAAGAAGTTGGAGCGTTTCACACGAAACATCTGACAAGACATCAAGTTCCTGCCCGTTCTGTGGCAGAACAAACATACAATCTGAAAGTTTGGGGTATTGGGAACGAAGGCCATATACACTTCGCATATCTTCATAATCCTTTTTCTTCTCATATTCTATACCTGTCTTAATAATATAATCAATACGACCGGAGTAAGCACCAATATCAGAACCGAAGTCAGGCAAATGCCAGTTACGGAAGAACTTAGAGACATATAAGAACAGCCTATATAACTTATTAATATAAGACTCAATATCGACATCGCTAGAACTGTTACAGAACCTAGTAAGACACCGAGAAGCATGTAATATAATCTTATCATCATCAGTAAGAATAGAATTAACCTTAAGGTATTGATAATAAGCACGGACAAGACTCAAGATTGAGTCCTGGTTATAATCAACGAATCCGAATCTTGCAATTCTCTGTGGCGTTCGGTGAACAGCGCGAAGAATTCTAGTAATCGCAATACTATCGTCATTGCGAGCAGACGAGAATCGGGGCAATAAGGTACGGATATACGACAGGGGTGGAGTTGACCGAACACTGACGCCGTTGAAGTTATAGACTCTTCCGTTAACAACAGAATCGATTTTCTGTTCAATTTGCGCATAAGGGTCTTCGCCTTCCACGTAGCCGCAACCCTTCTCAAAGAATCCGACAGACGCTCGCGACCTGGGTTTAAACGCGCGGCATGAGCGATATAACAAGGGAGCAGCGCACAGGCTGTTAACGTAACTCGCAACGTACGAACAAGCTCCACCAGCGGAACGTTGGAAATCTGAACGACCGAGTCTCCAACTCTTATCGTGACAGTATCGTAGAACCTGGGCGACTTCGTCCGAGTTTGTGAATAATAGGAGATGATAATGCGGGCGGAAGTGTACGGGTCCGTACTCACCCACAGCGTAGAAATGTAACGTCTCATAGGAACCTAATTGTTGGAATAAATGTTTACGCAAACGTTTAATATAATTCTGAACATCAACATAATTCAGGAAGGGAATAAGATTATCACGACCGTATTGCGCAGAAGCGGAATAATCCGTTTTGTCAACGGATTGCGACTTATAGATAAAACTACGAATAGCATCCATACTAAGAAACCAATTGTCCCTAACAGGTATATATTCCTTAATTTCACGGTCATACGGCACAGTGCCTTGAACCTGTTCGAAGAATATATGACGCAACGCGGAGTTATCATCACATTTATATTCAGAAACAGGGATATATTGATGATGTTCATTACCAAAATGAATATCTCCTGAAATGCCTACGACATCCTCATATTCACTGTGAAGAACCTTACAATTCATAAGAGGAATATGAACATTATCATAAGTCAAAGTAACAAAATAAGAGTACTTGAAAGCACTTCCAGCAGTCTTCACACGCATGGACGCCTTTTTAGCTCTCTTATGGATACAGTAATCGCATTGACCACAATCTACGGCAATACGTGCACCAGTATATTTATTCGTAATAAACGAACGATGCTGACAATGATCAGCAGCCTTAAACAAATCAGGAGAAAATTTCATAATTATTTACGTTTATCAATCACTTGATGACGATTACGAGCGCCAAATGAAATGTGAATAAATGTAGGATACAATATCAGCTGATCAAACACATGAACATCGTCCGAATATCTATGAATAAATTCAAGCAACCGATTATAAGTAGTAGAACCATAAGGTTTAATATCAAGAGCCTCTCCAGTCAAATGCTGAGATGTAGGAGCGCCATTACAAGCCTTATTCTGTTCGGGAGTACGACGAGCACTAGTTATCGTAAAATGAACATTAAAGTATAACAGACACTCAAGAAAAGAAACAAGAGAATAATTCATAATCCAATAGCGTTAAGAATATAACCTAAGGCAGCAGAAACAGCGCCAATTACAATTTTCCAAATATTATTACTTTTCATTGCTTTGAGTTTTAAGTTCAACAAAATTATTTTCTTCTTTAATCGAATCCACAATAACAATAAGACCCAACGAAGAAACTCGTTCAGAATAATGTCCAAGACCATCGAGAGAATTAACAATATAAGGCGAAATAACATCACGACCAGTATTTTTATCTTTAACTGAGATAATAAACTTTTGCATAATTGTAATAAATTTTAAAATGTTAATAATAGTTGTAACTTCCACAGGAGCAAAGGTATGAGTTTTTTT